GAGCTTGCCGAAGTCGTCGGCGATCTCGTGGCTGTAGGGGGCGATCGCCTTGAGGCCGGTGGTCAGACCGGGCAGTGCGTTGTCGACGAGGGAGACCAGGCCGCCGGCGATGTCCTTCGCGTCGGGTGCGACCGCGGCGAACACGTCGCGCAGCTCGTTGCCGGTGCGGCCGATTCCCTGGTCGAGCACGCCGATCGCGCCCTGTAGCGCGGGCACGAGCGGCGCGGTCGCCGTCTCGATCGCGTCCGAGGCGTCACGGCCGAGGTTCTGGTAGCTGTTCTGCAGGTCGGCGTTGCCCTTGGTGATCAGGGCACCCGCGCCGAGCACCGCGGTGGCGGTCGCGGCGAGCAGGAGGCCCGGTCCGGCGCTGGCTGCGGCGACGAACGCGCCCATGAGTAGCGGCGAGAGGCCGTTGGCCGCGTCTTGGCCGGTCTTTTGGGCTTTCTTGCCGACGTCGTCGAGCGCCTTGTCAGCCTTCTGGCTCGCTGCTTCCGCGTCGTCGCCGATCTTGGCGAACACCGACTCGAAGTTGTGCAGCTGCGCTTCGGCGCGCACTGCCTGCTCCATGTTGATGTTGGGGCGGGCGGTGGCGCGGTCCAGGCGCAGCAGCTTGGCCTGCAGGTCGTCGAGCTTGGCGGCGGCCGCCGTGTCGTCGACCATGACGCGGGCCTCGGCGACCTTGCCGGCCAGGTCGTTGAGCTTGACCCGCAGGTCGTCCATCTCCGGCTTGGCGCCCTGGTCGCGGGACCTGACCAGGATTTCGACGTAGTTCTGGGCCATCGGTGTTCACCTCCTTCCGCCGGCTTCGGTGCGGGTTACCAGGGCTGTTGCTGTTGCGCGAGGATCGCTTCGAGGGCCGCGGCCTCGGCTTGCTCGGCTCGTTCGTCAGCCTCGATGTTGAGCACTGTCACCAGTTCGGCGTCTTCGTCGAGCAGCGTGCGCAGTGTGTAGCCGCCGAACCGGGCCAGTGTCGTGGTCAGGAACCTGGCGCGGGCGCGCTCTCGCTCGACTCGGCTGGGGGGTCGCTCGGCTCCTGCATCAGGTCCGCCATGTCCGCCTCCTCGGCCGGCCTGGGCTCCTGCGCTGGGGCCAAAGGGGCGCGGCCGCCGTTGATGCCCTGCAGCCAGCCGTCGCGGATCGCCCACAGCAGCGTGGTGTCGCTGATCTGCCCGCGCGGTACCGGACTGCCGTCGCGGTCGGTCAAATTCCAGTCGACAACGTGCTTGCCGGTGAACGCGGCGAGCGCCTCGGTGTAGGCGCGCAGCTGCTTCATGTTGTCGCGCGGCATCGCGAGGATGTCGCTGAGGTCGAACAGCTCGTTGATGGTCAGGCGACCCATCGTGACCTCGATGCCTTCGAGTTCTGCTTGCTCGAAGGTGAGGTGGTAGTCGGGCAGGGTAGGCACGGCGGCGGCTCCTTCCGCAGTGGGCTGACAGGGACGGTGGTGTTACGACCAGGTGGGTACGGCGCCGTCGGCCAGCACCAGCGGCACGGACCAGGTGAACTCGCCCGTGGCGGCGCGGGTGAGCGGGTAGTCGGTGATGTAGCAGTTGAACGGGCCGAGGGTCGCGCCGTTCACCACGCAGGACACCGCCCGGGCGACGGAGGTCGACGCGGCGGTGGAGAACACGGCGTGCGAGAGGTTCGCGGCGCTGTTGAACACACCGGTGACGTTGTACTGCAGGTCGGCGAGCAGCAGCAGCCGCTCGATCGCGGACTTGTCGATGCCGGTGGTCTCCTGCACCGCGCGAGGCGTGGAGATCTTCAGGTCATTGCAGTCGTTGCGGATGTCGCGGCTGGTTCCGCCTGCGTCCGCGACGGAAAAGGTGGTCCAGCCAAGTCCCGTGCTCTTTGCCACGGTGTTCCCCTTTCTCTAGCCGCGTGCCCGGTCGGCGCGGACGGCGTCGAAGTGTTCGTTCATGTCCTCGATCAGGTCGGCCGGGTCGACATGCCGTCGGATCAGGCCGCCGAGGCGTGTGGCGTCGCCGCCCCGCACGAGGTACAGCTCGGGGTGGGTGAAGTGCTCGGCGAAGCAGCGCTGGCCGGGCTCGAACCGGAAGATCGTGGCGCCGTCGACGTCGGTGCGTTCGACGAACGTGCGGCCGGACTGCCAGCGGATGTATGAGGCTCGCGCGCCGCCGAGCGGGGTGCGTTCGTCGACGCGCATCTCCCAGCCCCACCGCCAGAACTTGCAGCCGACCTGCTCGCATGCGGCGCGCTGCCCGCGGTCGGGCAGTTGGGTGACCTGGTAGGTCTGCACCGCGCTCGTCGGCAGCTGGCCGAGGGATACGCCCATCAGAAGCTCACCCCCGCGATCGGGTTGCGGTTGAACATCACGCTGAAGACCAGGGAGGTGAAGCCGCCGCTGGTGATCGTGACGGCGCGCAGGTAGCGGCGAACCGTCGCGGTGTTGGACAGGGCGAGGCGCTGCGCTTGCGGGGTGGCGCTGGTGATCTGGGTGAACGCGGCGCCGGCGAGGTCGGCCCAGGTGGCGCCGTCGGCGCTGTCCTGGATTTTCACGGTGGCGTCGGTGCCGGCGAAGGAGAACACCTGCAGGTAGGCCTGCGCGCCGAACGCGGTCTGCAGCGTCCAGGTCCATGTCGGGGCGACGGTGTAGGTGATGGCGATCGTGCCGCCCGCCGGGACGGTGTAGGTTCCGTCGCCGGTGCCGACCGAGACGCCGTTGACCAGGACGTTGGTCAGGGTGCCGGCGGAGATGACGACGGTGGCGGGCAGTGGCGAGGTGTTGGTGACCGGGGTGTTCGACGCGGGCACCGAGGGCGTGGCGAAACCGTTGCCCTGGTCCAGGCCGGTGCCGTTGGTCGCGCCGGTGTCGGTGCGCTTTCCGGCCGTCAGCAGCACGCCCCATTCGCCGCCGAAGGCGTTGGCGTCCAGGTCGGCGGCCAGGGTGAGCGATCCGTCGGCGCCGCGGGTGGGGTCGTAGCCGATCTGCTTGGCGTTGACGGCGAACGCCGCGGCGCCGAGCGTCGTCGCGGCCGCGGCGACGGCGATGGTGTCGGTGCGCGGCAGCGTGCTCAGCAGAACGTGGGCGCCGGTCTTGTTGAAGTAGTTGACGATCTGCAGGACGCCGTCGCGCAGCCCGGGCAGGCGTTCGTGGGCGCTTTTGTCGATGCCGGTGACGTCGATCATCTTCAGCGGCACGCCGGTCTTGAACGACTGGGTGTCGCCGGAGACGTCGTAGCCGCCGATCCACAGCGCGGCGCCGAGGCCGGTTTGCTTCGTCATGTCAGGCCCCCTGCGCGAAGGTGTCGTTGAGGATGATCCCGAGCGTGATTTCGGCGACGCGGTACTTCACTTCGCCTTCGTCGAGCCACCCGGGGCGCATGCCGACTCCGGGGCCGTAGGCGCCGAGCAGGTCGATGTTGCGCACCAGGTTGTCGGGGACGTTGGTGAGCGCGAAGTCGCCTGAGAACGCGTTGATCAGCACCACGGAGGCGTACAGCAGCGCCCGGTCGACCTCTTCCGGGGTCTTCTTGCTGCGCGGCAGGGTGATCCGCACGGTGAACTCCAGCCGGCAGGAGGTCTCCGCCAGGCCGGAGGCGCGCGGCAGCGGGGTGAGCGGCCCGAGGATGAGGGCGACCGCGGGGCCCTGTCCGGGCGGGTTGTCCGGCTCCGCGCCGGTGACGCCGCCCGGGAACAGCTTCGCGGCACGGGCCTTGTCGAGGATCGCGCTGTAGAGCGCTGCGATGTGCTGCGGATCCAGGGCCATCAGTCACCGCCCAGCTTCGGCAGCAGTTCCTCGAGGGCCTTGTCCGCGATCTCCTGCGCTTTGCCGTCCTGCAGCTGGCGGCGCACGTCGCGGAAGAGGTGGTAGCCCTTGAACCGCGTGGAGGCGTTGCGCTTGCTGGTGCCTTCGAGCCACGGGCCCCACACCACGCCGCTGATCATCGGTGCGGGTACGGCCCAGCCGGCGTTGCGCTTGACCAGCCGCAGGTTCTCCTGGAAGCCGCCGCGGGCGCGCCCGGTCTTGTCCATCGGGACCTGCTCGAGCTGCTCCAGGGCCCATTGCGCCCCGTCGTGCGCGATCTTGTCGCGCAGTTCGTCGAGGACCTCGTCGGCGGTCTGGTCGAACAGCGGCCCGTCGCCGATGACGTACGCGGTCACGGTCATGCTGGCGCGTGGCATCAGATCACCCCGAGACGCTGCTGGCGGCCGAAGCG